ACGCGGCGAGGAGCGTCCCTGTCGTGCAGGTGGTTGGGTTCGTGTACTTGCCATGGGGCACATTGAAAAGCCCCTTGGAATTGACGCGCCAGAGACCGTTGAAGCAGGTCCTGTTGAGAAACAGGAACCGTTCCGCAGCGAAGGATCGTTCAGTCGCACCGAACGAGTTCATCGCGGTCCGGATGTCGTAGTAGTACGCCTCCCCATCCACCGCGTAGGCCTTCGCCATCGCGCTCAGCATCGTGATGAGCGAGAGCGTCCTATCTCGCAGCGCCATGTAGGCCGCGATCATGTGCGGGTTCGCGTCGTTCAGGGCTGCCCGTTTCGGCGCGAGATCGAAGAAGAGTGCGCCGCCGCCGACGAACGGCTCGAAGTATCGGCCAAACTTGGCGGGGACGTGCTTCCGGAGCTCGGGAAGAAGCTGCCGCTTGCCGCCTACCGCCTTGAAGAACGGCCCTGCGACCACCGTCTGCGCCTCAAGACGTCTCACGGCTTCACTCATCGGATCCCCCTTGGGGCGATCCGCCTCGACTCATGTAGCCGCCGATGCAGCGGATGAGGGTCGTCCCCTCTCCGATGTCGATAACCTGCACCTTGCCGGTCGCCTCGCGGCGGCCGTAGTCGGCTTCCACGTAGACGAGACCGTCTTGCGGCATCGCCTTGAGAGCCTCGATGAGCTCTGAGACCTTACAGATGTTCGCCACGGGACCTCCTTCGTCTTTCGCCTCGACCTCGCGCGATGCACCTTCTCCCCCAGGAGAGACCGAGGACGCGAGGCTCTCTCCCGCACTTGGAGCATGGCCGCTCGACCCGCGGCCGGAGGAGCGACTTCTTCGTCTGCGTTGGACGGCGCGTGGCCATCAGTTGGCCCTCACTCGCGGCTCACCGCGATAGTCGAGCTTGGCGCGCAAGTCGTCGATGACCGCATCACGCAGGGCGAGCCTCTCCCTCAGCGCCGCGATCTCACCGTTCTTCGCTTCGATTAGTAGAGCCATCGGGCTTTTCCGAACTTTCGCCCGGAAACCGCAAAGAAGCGCGAACATTGCGGCTATGACAAGGACTTGCAGCGCCGCTCCCATAACCATCAGCATCACGTCCCCGCTTTCGTCAGACGCTCGATCTCGCGATCGATGAAGAACTTCGCCTTCTTGAGATCCGTGAGCGCGTCCTCGCCAGGCTTCAAGCCGTTGCGCCACACGTACTTGATGGCGCTCCCGAGATTGAAAGAGAAGTGCTCGATGATCGCGAGGCACTCCACGCCGGAGGGGTGAGAGTTGTAGTGCTTGGGATGCTCGACCTTCGCGTCCGTGTCACTCATCGCGCTTCCTCAGTGGGGGTTTCTTCGGAAGGTTCTTCAAGACTTCCGGCGTCGGCACTTCTTTCCCCCGCGGCGCATCTTCCGCCCGCATCGGCATGAACTTCCTGGCCGTCTCCTCAGCCCACGCGCGTTGGCGCCTCGAGAGGCACGCCCGGACGCCGTTACGGATCTCGCGGTGCATGGTCTCGAAGGCGTACCGCGCTTCACCGATGACCGACTCCTCCTTGAGGAGTTCCTCCAAGAGCGCGAGATCGTCGAGCCCCGCGATGCGCTGGTCACGTTTCTTTTCTGCGTTGCCGAAGCCCACGCTCTACTCCTTCCTGATCCGCCCGCGCCTGCCACGAAGAGGTCCGCTGATGTATTCGATCTCTGCCTCGATGGTCTCTTCTGCGCTCGTCACGAGTTGCCCGGGTACGACGTAGCGGAGGAAGCGCACCACCGCGCTCCGACCGTTGGTCCGCAAGACGAAGAGCTCTCCCTCTTTCATCAATCTCTCGTGCGACGGCGAGGAGTCGAACCCCGCTTGACCCCTCGACGGGGCTATCCGCGTCCCAGGCATGGTGGCCTAGAGACCATCGCAGCATCCGGGCCACGCCCCGGAGACAGGCTCTTTCCGCCGAATCGACCGGATCTAGCGACGGGAAGTTCTTGGTCTAGAAGTTCGGCTTAGGAGCCGACGCGCCCGCGGGCGCCGCAGTCCCAGTGATGGCGGCGACCTTGGCGGCGAAAGTCTTGGGTTCGACCGGCTTGGCCGTGTTGAAGCGACCCCCACCCGACATGATCTGGATCTTCGTCTTGAGTTCCCCGTCGCCCTCATAGACCTCGTGCCTCACTTCGACGTCGATCTCGTTGTCTCCGACGCCCGCGAGATCTGAAAGATCGTTGCCCTGCCAGCCGCACGCCCGAAGTCGGGCAAAGCTGTACTCGGAGGCAGCGGCTGAAAAGTAGATCGGCGTGGAGACCCGCCTCGTGCCCCCCTTGTCGTCCATCTTCAGGTCGAGATCGAGAATCATCTCGGGGTTGTTGTTGGAGCTCTCGCCGTACTGCGCCCACGATCCATCGGACTGCTTGACGACACGAGCCTTGTAGATACCTGCCTTGATGTCCAATGCCATGACCGATCTCCTTTATGCCGCTGGTTGGGCGGCGGCTTCACTATCACTGCGTTGCTTCCTAACATCGTCGAGGTGCGCAAGAACGCGGTTGTGAGCGTCCACGATCATCGCCGGATAGCTCTTCAAGTAATCGCGTACCTTGCCCTCGAAGTCCTTGTCGCTGATCTCGGAAAGCATGCCGTCGATGCCATTCGTCATCTCGACGCCACGTTCTTCGACCTTCTCGTCGTTCTCGACTGCCTTCGCGAACTCGTTCCACGAAAGCGGGAACTTTTCTGGAAACATGACCGTGCCACGCGCTTTTGCGTCATACGCCGGAACGCGACGCGTGTAGATCCATCGAGCGCCCGTTGTGGCGCTGCGAGACTTCTCGCCCTTCTGATTCGCGATGACGACCTCTTCCCGAGCGAAGAAGACGAAGTCGACCCACTGACGAAGCAGCCCGGCGAGAGCCGGGCGGCATGCGACCTCGAAGCGTTCATATCCGGGCCCCGTGGGGTCCTCAAACTTCTTCACCCGCGCGTGCGCGCAGATGACGATCGCGATCCCGTTGAGCCATGCCGTCTCCAGCTTTGAAAGAGTCTTCCGCCACTCGGACGCGACAACGTCATCCCCCTTACCGTACCCGCCTTCGTACTTCGTTACGGTCGTGCCGGAGAAGAGTTTCGCGTGACTGAAGGCCTCCAGATCCGTTGCCGCGTCGAGAACAATGGTCTTGCAGTCCAGCTTTCCAGCCCCAGCGGCCTCGATCCATTCGATCGACTCGTCCCAAGAATAGACGTCGACGCGCTGTACGTCGTACTTATGGCTGCCCTTGTTCGCGTCTATGAAAAACGGTTCCGGCGCGCCCGCGGCGAACCCGGTCTTTCCGACCCCGTCAAACGAGTAGATGAGCACCCGCGGTGGGTCTTTCCGCCGGCCCCGAACAATCCTCTTGAGATCGATCGCCATTCTTCCTCCTTCAGTCCGCCTCGGCCACTTCCAACTCCTGGAGCGACGCTTCAAGCGTCGCGGTCAGATCCTGCGGATCCCCGGCGGGCATTGTGAGGGCCTCGTCGAGCTCGCAGAGAACGTCGAGCTTCATTCCGAGTTCAAAGGTTCGGCTCATCGCGCCCGTCTCGGGATTGATGAGCGGCATCCTGATGAAGAGCTCCACCCATTCAGTGGGCGGAGGCTTCTCCCATCTCGCGTGGTAGCAGATGATCATCGCCCGCATCTTCGCTCGCTCGTACGGATCCTTGGAGGCATCGAGCGCCCCGAGAGCTAGCGGAAGATTCCCGCCCGTCTTCCACCAGACTTCGAGCGCGAGGTGGATGAGTGTTCCCACGCGCAACGGGGCCGCTTCGTCCGAGAGTGATCGAACCCGCTTCACATATCGATAGAAGTACCGCCTCGGGCACGACCGGTAACAACGGATGCTCGATTGCGTAAGGAGCCCCTCTCCTCGCTCTCCGAGCTCCGAGTGCTCGAACTGCTGCACCTTGAAGAAAACCGGATCGTCGATGTCGCGCGTGTTGGTGCAGACCTCGAAGAATTCGCAGGCACGTCCCCACTGCACGCACGAGTCGGAGTTGCGCGGAAAAACGTTGAGCCTCTTGGCGTCACGAATGGAGGCCGCCGTCTGCCAGACGTCAAGCTGCGCTTCCAGTTTCTCTCCTTCGAGGCGGACAATCGTGGCGCGCTGGTAGTACCTCTCGGGGTCCTCTTTGATCTTGTCGAGACACCTCTTCTCGAATTCTTCCGGATCCTCGTCAGTCTCTCTCTGCCTTGCGTAGAGCTTGCCCGTCTTCTCGACGTACTTCCTTTTTTCGATCGGCGTAGCAAGCTTGGGACGTAAGCCGATCTTGTAGAGGACATCGTAGAGGACGCCGTCACACTTGAAGTCGATCGATGCCGCACCCTGGAGATACATGTCGATCTGAGCGTCGATGAGAAGACGCTTCCAGTAGACGCCTCCGAGCTTGATGTTCTCGGAGGTCGACTTGTGTTCGACGGTGAAGCGGGGCATTAGCCTGTCCTTCCAAGATTCCGCTCGTCCTCACGCGCCTCTCGCGCGCGAGAGAGCCACGCGCTCATCGTCCCCGTGCTCACCTTGTAAAAGGCGGTGAGCCTTTTTACCGTCCAGCCGTCGACCTCCTTTAGATGGAGCGCTTCCCGCTCCTTGTCTCCCGCCTTGGCGATCCCCTTAGGCCTCTTCGTC